GGCAGCTACATCATCGCGAATTTTTTTGATATCAATCATGGAACATATCTAAAAAAGATAAAAAAATCTGAAATACACTAGTGATTGTACAGTTTTATATCCAAACTTCAAATGAAAATTCAAAAAAGTCAGATTTTTTTATTTTCTATCCTCCACAACACGAATCACCACAATATCAATAAAATATCCAAAGAAAATATTGACATTAAATAATAAATACATATATTCTATAAATAAATAAAAAATAATATATTATGATCACCAAATCAAAAAAAGAGATCCTCTACTGGATCTGTGTTTGGAGACAGTTAAAAGTTCATTGCTTTAAAGTAGGATTATGGTGGGTGTCATTAGGATCCGGTAGCCTGATTACTCTGATGTTCTTAGTTGAAAAAGCTGAGAATCCTTCAAGATCATCTGCCATCCTCCTAATACCGATCTTTCTCTGTGCCATTATGGACAACATACCACCTGAATAATATCTGCCCATCTCCTCCCTGCTCATCATACACACCCTTGATGATGTTAAAGGCTTCCTTGTCGTTGTATTCCAGTATCTTTATCTTAGAAGTTTCGCCAAGGATAAAGTTATCGATGTTGTAGTATTCCTCGTTTACATCGATGCTGATGTCCAAGGCATCGAAGCCGTCAGGCTCTTGTATCTCGTGGATACCCTCATATTTCCCTGTCAGCACTTCTAATCGGAAAACCTGTCCAATTCCGCTTTGATATTGTATATTCTTAATCCCTTTCATTTCCCTTTATTTTAACGATGTTTTTGTTTTTCTTTACTCTGCTTACTGCCACTGGTATTTGTCCGCCTTTTTGGGTGTATATGTAGCCGTTTAATTCAAATACGCTAGTCTTATCATACTTCCTCATCACTCGGTCTTGCTGTTCGCCTATTTTAGTCGCTAACTTGTCGTAGTCTATTGCTGGTGTGTTGATATTCATCGGCACTTGGATATTCTTAACAATACCATTGGATAGTAGAACCTCATCCAGCGCAGGTGTCTTGATATTCTCTAATATCTTGCGAGTTTCCGATGCTGTATAAATTCGGTCTCCCTGCTCCAAGAATTTCAGCCTTGCACCTTTGTCACTTCCCAAATCCTTAATGTTTCCGTGCTTGTCGGTATGGATTTCTGCGCCTCGTTCATCTGTCCACGCCCAGCCTTGTGGTGCGTTTTTCGTTCCGACAAAATATTGAGGCACTGGGTTTTTACTCATAATCAGCCCTGCTTGTAGCGCACCGAATGCAAGAGCAATTCCAGCAGGAATGAGACCAGCAGGAACACCAAGTTGAGCGATAGACTGCGTTGCTCCTAATGCTCCGTTCATCAGCGCCTGTTGTGCCTGCGCCCTTTGTTCGGCTCTTGCCTTTTGTGCTTGTATCATTTTCTCTTTCTGCGCCTGTTGTTCCTTGATTACCATGGCTTCATCTTCCAAGGCGTTACGCTCTGCGATTTGCTCCTCGGTAAGTTCAGAAAGTCCATTAAGCGCATCAAGCCTTTTGTCAATAAATCCTAACTCTGTTTCGGTTATCATCTTCGAGCGTTCCAGTTCCTCATCAAGTTCAGCAATCGTTCGCTCCTTGCCTGATGATATTGCTTTCCCTGCAAAATCACTGATTAGCGCTGTGGCTGTGTTCATATAGTCAGCGAAAGACATAGAAAAGTCCTTACCTTGTTGTAATATCTTGCTGTATAGGTCAGAAAACTGCTTACTTACAGCATCCAATCCCAAGTCTGCCAAGTTCTGCTCTACCAAGTTTTTGAGCGGCTCTAATCCCTCCGCGATACGCAAGAACATCTTATTGGCTTTGTTCTTCTCATTCTCCATTATGGAAGTGTCCAGCTGTGTTATCTGCAAGTCAGTCTGTGCGAGTTGGACTTTTTCATCTTCATTAAGGTCTTTGCCTTGCTCTTGTAGAAGCGCCCTTTTTGCTTCCAATTGCTCTTTTAGTAGTTGCAATTTCTCTTTCTCTCTCTTATTGACTGCTATGGTAGTGTCGTATTCTAATAACTCCAAGAAATACTGCTTATCCTTGTAGGATATATTCTTGTCGTTCATTATCATCTGCTTCTTATATTCGGCAGTTTCTTGACCAAGAAGTTTGATATATTCTATTTCCTTTTGGTTTTTTTCCAACAGCGCTTGATTGAGTTGCCTCATCTTATCCTGCTGACTTTCGTTTTCATCGAATAGGTCTTTGGACTTTTGCGACTCTATTTCCCTTTGCTCCTGCTTGTATTTTTTGGCAAGGTCAAGTAATTTGGTGTAGTATGTATCTTTTTCTTTGATAACCTGCCCATCTATTTCTATTTCCTTTACCAAAAGGTCATAACCTGTAAGTTCATTTTGTGCCTCTACACGCTGTCTTCGGAACTCCTCCAATAGTTTGTTATGCTCAAAATCCAAGTCTTTACGAGCCTTGTCAAATGCTTCTTTGTCTAACTGCTCCTGTGTTTTCTCTTTTTTTACCCTGCCTTTTGGTGTCTTTTTCTTTTTCTTCGCTTTGTTATCTCCTACCTTTGGTGGAGCTACTACCTTGATGCTACTTCTTGGCACGAGTTCGCCATTTATATAAGCATACTCGTTTGCCCTCTTGTTTGTAGACATTCCTAATGCGTTTGTATCCCTCCAAATATTGTTATGAACAAAATATCTCTGCCCTTTTTTTCTTGCTTCAATAAGTTTGTTTTCTAATTCCTTTTGGTTTTTAAGGTTTTGTAGTGCCTTTTCATCGCCTGATAGTATCGCAGTATTTTCTTTATTCAGGCTTGATAGTTTCTCTTTCGTGCTGTCAATGATAGAGCCAAAGTCTCCCAACATCTTGATAGCATCTTCTGTTCCGAATATGGCATCTTTGATAGATTTCACAAAATACTCTATACCCTTGATAACAAGTTTAATAACAGTGCTGATTGCCACAAGGTTGGTTTTAACCTGATTAACCACGAGATTAACCAAATCCCAGCCTTTGCCATTGTCAAATAGGTTTCCTGTCAGTGCATTAAGAACATCTCCTACGGCTTCAAAGACATCTTTCAGTTCGCCCATTATACTCACGCCATCTGCTCCTCCTGTAATGGCCAAGTCAAGAAACTCCTCTAATAGACCTTTGGCGATTTCTAAAACATCAGAAATAGCATTGATAAAATCCTTGTTAGTGGCGAGAGTATCCAAAAACTCTGTCCATTGGTTTTTGAGTCTGTTCTGTGCGCCAGCGAGTGTGTCTATTCTATCAACAGCATCAAGCCCATAGACTTTTTTAAGCTCTTCGGCTACCTTTGGCAATACATCACCTGCTACTACTTGTCCTTTTTTCAGCATATCATCCAATTCGGAAGTGGATACACCCATAGCATCAGCGAATATCTTCATCGCCCCAGGTAATCTTTCCCCTAACTGCCCTCTTAATTCCTCTGCTTGGATGTTCCCTTTGGATACCATTTGCTCCAAGGCGGTATAAACTCCCTCTATCTGTTCAGCAGGAAGACCGAGTTTAGCACCAGCACCAGCAAAGGCTTCAAATACTTCTTTGGCTTTCTCACCCTCCAAACTGGTATTCTTTGCCGCTGCACTGAACTTGGTGTATGAATCCGTAAGGCTGATAAGTTCCAATCCGTATTTTTCGGCAGCACTTGAAAGAAACTCTTTTTGATAACCTACTTCTTCCTCTGTTTGGAAGACTTCTTTCATTGCGTAATTCACAGCGTTGAGTTGCTGGATAGTCTCATAAGATTGGGAAGCAATATCACCAAGCATTCTTGCTCCATCTGCCATAATGATACCCCCAGCGATAGAACCAGCACGGCTCATCATTCCACCAAAGCCACTACCCATTCCGTTGAGTGCTGATTGGTAGTTTCCTACATTTCGCTGGTTGTCGCCTACGCTTTTGTCTATCTTTTTCAGCGCTGAGTCTAATCCTACGGCTTTGAGTTTTGCCTCTGTAAATTCTTTGGATAGTTTAGATAGTTGCTTCTCATAATCAGAAACCCCTATCTTACCTTCTTTAAAATCTTGTTCTAAAAATCGCATCTGCACTGCCAAGTCTTTCGCTTTGTTCTTGGCATCCAGCACTTCACTTGCAAACTTCTTGTAGTAGCTTTGGCTTTCGGATAGAATTTTGTTTTGTTTCTCCTGCAACGATAAGGTTTGCTTCTTTGCTCGTGCTTCGGCGTTCTGCTGGTTTGCCAATTCCTTTGCTGCTCGCACCTGTTCGGTGGTTATCTTTGCGTTGGTCAGTCTTATCTGCTGTGTTTTCTGCTCTATGGTCGCCATATCTTTGAGCGTTCGCATATACTCTTTGGAATAACCATCCAAGTCTTTTATTCCCTCAATGGTCTCTTTTGGTGTTCCTCTGTTCAGTTTGGTGTTGGTCTGGTCTACGGCTGTGTTTAACTTGTCGAATACACCTATAAGGTCTGATACTTCTTTCTCTAACTTTTCCAGTTCTTTTACGGTCTCCTCCGCCTGAATTACGGCTAATTTATCACTCATAAGGTTTTATTTTTTGTTATGTAATTCTACTTTCTTTATCGCCATTTCCTGCATCTTCCCAAATCGATAAAGGCTGGTCTTATTAAGGTCTATTGTTCGTTCCAGCACCATCTCAATACTCACAATAGCATCGTTGATGTTGGCTGGCTCTTTGTCCTGTGCTTCTTTCTTGTTGTTTTCAATGTTCTGCATTGCCTTATCAAGATTGGTCTGCCACATTGCTATTCTTTCCTCTATGTATTTCTTTTGCTCTTGCAGATTGTCACTCTTACGGATTTTGATTTGTGCAAGGGCTTCTTTCATATCCTCCCAATGTTCAGGCAGTCCCATTTCCTGCCTTAAAGCATTCTGTCTTTCTTTCATCTCTACTATTACCAGCAGTGTGGTGAATTTGATAAAGTTAATCTTCGCAATCTCTGCGCTTCCCAACATCAGCAGGTCGTTGGTCTTGGTGTTAATGGATATGCTATACTCTCGGATGATGTCATTAAACTTACTTTTCAGCATCTCCTGTTGCTCTTTATCTTCTTCCAATTCCTCGCCATCATATCCTTTTATCATGTAGTTATAATCTCCTGTTTCTGTGATTCTTTCATAGTTGAATAGTGGCAGTTCCTTGGAATCTTTGTAGAGTTTCATACATGTTTTATTATCCTCACAAATTTACTTATTTTTATTTAGTCTAAATAAGAATAATATATTATATTTGTAAAAATAATGTTGCTGTGGGGATTTTAACGAGAATAGACAACGGAATATCAGCTTTTAAGTCTGCATTTATGGGCAGTAGCGTTGCGCCTATCTATGCAAGATTGAGCAACGGAACTCACTCCTATAACTACGAAACCGAGCGTATGGGCGTGTTATCGTTCTTGGGTATAGGGAAAACTTACTTTTCACCAAAAGAAGACTATAAGGCTTACTATATTGATGGCACTTTCCTATCCGACTGCATCAATCTATATGCAGATTTTGCTTCACAAGTGAGAATCCAAGAAGTAGATGACAAAGGCGAAGCTGTGGAAAATTCCGAATATATGAAATTCCTCAATGAGCCGAACGAGTTTCAAAATCAGACTGATTTCATCAAAGAAATGGTGGTCAATCTGCTCACTACTGGAATGTCTATCCAATACGGCAATTTCTTTAAAAACGGTAATTTAAGGGCAAGTCCTTCGCTTTACAATTTGGAATTTAACAATATCAAATTTCCAGAGATAAAAGACCCTTACACACTTACAAGGGACAAAATAAAGACTTTAAAGGTAATAGAAACCCTTGCTGATGGTGTGCAGAGAACGAGGGAACTGCACGAGTTAGCGTTCTTCTACGACACCATAGCAAGGAAGAATTACAGAGGAGATGGCGCAGGGAATGTGTTTTTCAATCCTATATCAAGGATTTCTTCTATCCTCTATTCTATTCAGACTATTCTTAATAGTGAGGATATGATGTGTTTCCTTACTTCTAATCCTGTGAATACTATCATTAGCAGAAAGGCAACAGGAGCAGGGATTGCGCCTTTGAGTGGAGACCAAAAGAACGATATAGAGAGCAAACTCAACGGAAGAGGAAGATATGGCGCAGGAATGGGTAAGGCTGGCGATGTTATCGCAACGAATGAAACACTGGAAAGATTAGACCTGACAAGGGATAACAAAAAACTGCAAACCATAGAGATGCAGGAGAATGCCAAGGAAAACATCCGAAACAGGTATCTAATTCCAAAAGACTTCTTCGGTGGAAGCACCTATGAAAACCAGCAGTTTGCAGAGGCTAAATTCATTTTAGGAAATGTAAAGACTATCACAGACAACTGGCTTCAAGAACTCACGAACAAGTCGCCTAAATACTTCAAGGAGCGAGGAACAAGGCTGATAGGAACATACGACCACCTGCCGAGTGTAATCGCCATAAAAACCAAACTCAAAAACGAGGGCTTCAAGTTCAAGGCAGAAGCATTAGTATCGCTTTTAGGAGCATTTGAAAAAGCACAAGAATTAGGCGTAAGTAACGACTTTGAGCAGTTTGTCAAAGAGCGAGGCTTTGAGGATTTTATAAATAACGAGTAATGGACAAAAACACACAAAAGATAAACGAAAAACTAAAAGACTCTAAAACCAATCCTGAATTGGTGCAGAGCCTGAAATATAAGAAGAAGATTTTAGAGAAAAAACAAATCGTGAAGAAATGATGATAAGAGCAAAAGAGATTCCTAACAGAACATTTGAGACAAAAGAGGATATGTTCAAGTTCCTGAAAGAGAATAAGAACTTCCTTATTTCACAGAAGAAAATGGCAGTGAAGCTGTCAGACCCTTTTGCGTTTTCTTTTGCCATAAATGAAAAGGGCGAAACGATTAAAACGACAGAAGTATCACCTGAAGAGATAAACACTATCAGGGTAAAGGCAGTTATCAACTCTACCAATATCTATGATTCCCACGGCGATGTTTCTATTAATGGAAGCTGGAACAGAACAGCCAAAAATTCCAAGAATATCTACCTGCTGAAAGAACACAAGATGAACTTTGAAAACATCATCAGTGATGAAGTGGAAGTAAGGGTAGAAAAGTTCAACTGGAAAGACTTGGGCTTTGACTACCTTGGAGAAACAGAGTGCTTGGTGTTCTATGCTACACTAAGAAAGGACAGAAACCCTTATATGTTCGGACAATATGCCAAAGGATATGTAAAGGAACATTCGGCAGGGCTTCGCTATATTCAACTGGAACTTGCTATCAATTCAAAGGCTGAATGGGACGCAGAGGAAAAAGCTGTTTGGGATAAGTATTACAATGATATTGTAAACAAGGAAGATGTAGACCAATACGGCTATTTCTGGGCTGTAACAGAACAAAAGATAATAGAGGGCAGTGCTGTGGTCAAAGGCAGCAACTTCGCCACTCCAACGATACTTGTAGAACCCGTCACTGACACTTCTACTGCAAAAGAGGACTCGGATAATTCCACTCCTAAAAGTGTGATTGAAAATTATTTAGTAACCCTTTAAAATTTTAGAAAATGAATTTTGAAAAGAAATCTTTAGCAGAAATTGCAAAGATGTCAGACGAGGAAAAAGAAAAATACTTTGCTGACAAAGAGGCTTTTGAAAAAAGCCAAAGAGCAAAAGAATT